CATAGCTAACAAAGAAGTTGCTATGGCCTATAAATCACTTATGATAGATTTAGGTCTAGAGTTATCGCCTTCTAAAGGGCTCGAATCACCAATTGGTGTATTTGAGTTCTGTAAAAGGATTATAACTCCTGAAGGAGATGTATCACCTATTGGGATGCGTGGTTTATCGATGGTTTTAAAATCACCGGTCTACCTAACATCCTTATTTGTGGATCTTATTCAGAAGGAATACTTGTTTTCTAATGATGTACTTGTACAACTATTTACTTGTCCCCCTCGTTTTATTTTGAAAACTGAGAGGGTAAGAGATAGAGTACTTTGAACATTGTTAGGGATTCTTGGGTTTGTTAGAGATGGTGTTCAGATTGGACCAGGTAAAACCTTGGATTCGTCTGCAAACCATTCATCTCTTTCAAACTTCCTAACACTTTTACATGCTACTTCGCGATTTATCGCGAAGAATGACATAGCCAGAGTTATGAAAGATAGTTATGCCTTTTTAGAAAAGGCAAACACTATCTGATTCAAAACTCCTGTTCACGGTTTCCACCGTAGCTGGGTCATTACACTAAATCCAATTCCTGGATTAGTGGAAGCTATTTCTAGATATGTAAAATGAACTATTTTCCAACCTTTCACTCGGGATGTATTACCTTCTTCAGAATTAATTCTGGATGTTGTTAATACTAATATCCTTGGTGGAATGATGGATAGTGAGAATTTCTCACTAGTAGATCAATTTTACAGTCAAGAAAGGAAGTGAAGTTCTCAAGCGGAACTGTTAGACGTAATGCGAATTACTGCTTACGGTTCTCATAAGTTGATTGAACCTATTCAGGATTTCATTAAAGACACCCGTCCTCCTCTAATTAGAGTTGGACAGAGAGTCTTGGAATTCTGAAAAGTATTCAATCAATTAGAGAAAACTTCTCCTTACAAAGATACGGATCACAAAGTGTGAACTGATCTTTGTATCCCTTGGAAGGGTACTGTTAAAGGTACACCTAGAAAAGGAGGTAAGAAGAAGAGAAGCAGTTCAAAGAAAAGCTAATGCTCCTATTAATCCTGTTGTTGCTAAACCAGTTCCAATTATTTTAGATGCTTGTAACATTTTTTTG